GTTTTCCCACAATGAACGATACAAACCTTTAGCGGTGCTGAAGCCTTTGATAACCACGAAATCGCCATCATATTCGCCGATTGTTTCTTCACGAAGACCCAGGGTCTTAAGAGTTGCTATAACAGTGTGAGTTTTGCCCAGCCCACCGTCACCGGTGATTATAAGGGAATTCAGAGATTTCTTAGAAATCAATTTGACAAACGTCTGAATAAAATCAAAGCGTTCAGTTACGGAAAACTCAGACTTAACGACCGGAGTTTCGGCAATTGCCGCAGTTTGCATTTGACCCTTGGTTTGACCACTCAAAGTGATACCCAACTGCTTCGCACGATGTTTCATATAGTTTTCTGAACCGCGGGCAACAACTTTACCGTTGTCAATCAATTCATACTTACCAATCTTTGCGTTGAAGCGTACCATTTGTTTCGTCCTTGTAATCATTCAATCGATGAATCAATTATAACAAACTGCGACCAAAAAACAATATGGGCACTAACTACTTGATTTTTAACACTTTTCCAGTAAACCCTATTGTTGATTTGCAGCGTTTGCACGAAAACTTGTGACCAATATTGATCTTTGTATGGGTGCTCTTGGTGACTTTGTGTTCCTGACAATCACACTTATAGACATACCGTGTTTTCGTTTTGATTATCCTGACGGACTCAGTGTTGTATGTGTGGCAACGCTTACCATCACCACCAAGCATACGCATTACTTGTTTGAACTCAGGGCCATGGTGTTGCTTACAGAACGGATACAATTTGTGTGTTACAAGGTGTGCAACTTCATGAATTACCGTATTAAAAAAAGTATTGGGATTCTCTTGTGCAAGGACTTCATTGAATGTCACCTGATGCAGGAAATAGAACGCCTTGCCCGCTGTACGACCTTTGCGGTAGAAGTCTACTATGGGGATTTGCATATCAAGGCAAGGAAATACACTATTCGCCTTCTCTGTCACCACCATCACTGCATCAAGAATGTCTTTGCGATTCATATGTTCCTCACTCGATGTATTCAATTATACATGAGCAAGGAACAAAATCAATAACGCATATAACTACTTGATTTAGTTGAGGAAAGCGATCTTATCACACAACTTATGCTTGAGGGCTTCATCAGCAGTCAAATATACATCTTCTGGTGGTAGCAAATATTTGACAATGTCTGCATCTTTCAATTGAGTGCATTGCTTGTAATGATCAAACATTCTCTCACTGGTCAAATCAAACTCTTTAGCAATTGCAAATAGTTCGTGTGACTTACCAATCGACCCACCAGACCAGCGATGTGATAGAATAGAAGTGTTTGGAGTCAAAACTCGCTGGCCTTTTGTGCCAGTCATAAACACCATCAATGCTGCACTTGCGATTTGACCGAGCCCAACAGTGCGAATTGGCAATGTGCTAGAACGCATAACGTCAATAATAGCAAATGCATCTGTCAGTGACCCACCAGGACTATTGATCAAAATGTTTAGTACATCAGGGCGATCTTCTGGATCAGAAAAGTTCGATTCGAGAACATACTGAACTACTTGCTTAGCAACATCCTCGTCAATTGGATCGAAAATGAGACAAAATGAATTCTTTGAAACACGTTTATTGCTGCTTAGACTGGATAGCATTGATTCTAGTTGTTTAGACATATCGTCTCCTATAAATAATATTGTAGTTCGGGATGGGAAGGCGCATAAAAATAATAAACGCTTCCGCTACACACTTAGGGAACTTAATTGTTCCCTTTCTTTTTACTGTAACCATTGGCATAACTGTAACCAGTTATTTTACCATACGGTGCTGGCAATTGCCTTTCCATAATGGTATCACAGTTATAACACCACACTTGATCTTCCGACGACTTAATCAATTGCTCCGTAACACGCCCACAAGCAGGACATTTGAAATCAAACAAAGGCATTATCTCTCCTTCAATCTTTTCGCTAAAACAGGGAACCAAATTTTGCGATCACTAATAAATTCCTGTGGTTCCTCACCTTCTACTGCAATGATTATAACAATTTGAGGAATTTTAATCAAATACAGCTCTTCAATCATTAGTGAATAGATGGTACATTGGAGAAAATAATTTTCAATGTCCCCAATATCTTTCCTACTATTTGATGTTTTGAAATCCACAACCGATAGTTTACCATTATAAACACCAACACAATCGACTGTTCCCGCTAACTTGAGAACATCGCTATAAAGAGGATATTCTATAGCATGAATTGTGCTCAACTTATCAACTAATTTTTTGAATTGGTTGAAAAGATCTTTTATGAGAATGTTTTTACCAAAATCCACAGGAGAGCCGAGGACATAAGACTCCACAAGATTATGTAAAAGACTTCCTCTCGATGCCGCTCTTGTTCTGACTCGATTTGCTTCTTCGATTCCGACTGAATCTTCCCACCCTTTGAATTTATCACGATCATTACGTCCTAGGAAAGTTGTGACCGATTCATAATGGTTCCCCTCTGGGGTTTGATACTTTCTACCATTTGGGGAATCTATTCTTGTTAGTTGCTTCTTCACATACCACTCATAATTAAAGGGCATTCATTATCCTTATGTATTTTAGTGTTCGGTCGTCCAACCCGTGAGTTCCACCATTAATTTTCTTAGTCAGTTTTACCATATCTTCGGTGTCTGCAATTGCGTTCAATCCGTTCTTTTTCCAAAACCAACAAGCAGACGACAACGCCCCTTCTTGAGTTTTGACGTAATCAGGATTTGCCAAAATTGATTCGTCACCAAATACATCATGCGAAAACGCCATATAGTTTGCTTTACCAGTCAATTGGATCAGTCCGCGACCACGATATTTGTAACCGTCACCTGTATCCTCAGGACCGTTGCCCATACGACCACCATATACTTTATTAGCGATCAGTGCAGGTTTTTTCGCACAAGCATCTGCAGTCATTTCATTGAAATACTTTGGAAACACTTTCAATAGTCCTTGTGCAGAGTAAAACAAGTTCTCCTCTAACACATTAAAATCGCCAGACTCGTGAGCACATTGTGCTATAAATGCAGCGATTCTTTGTTTAGTGTTTATTTCATATTTCGGTAAAATTGTATTGAGTGGTTGTAACCAAGGATCGATCGACTTACAAGTCGGGATCATTGTCCTCAACATATATCCTGCTATTTCAATCATGCCAATCCCTCCACCGTAATAATAAGGTCTTTTACAAAATTCGATCTTACTATGTCTTGTGGATAAAAATGAATCATATCGAACCAAGTTGGCATCTTCTGAGCAACATTGATAACCCAATCAAAGCAAGATTCCTCTTTTCTCTTATTTAGGTCTGTTTGGCGAGTGTCGCCAAGAAGGATCATTTGACTATCAACACCAAGGCGAGTCATAACACTATAACATTCTTGAGTTGTACAGTTTTGAAACTCATCCAGTATTACGATACAATCATCCAATGTGATACCACGAACATAACTGGTTGTGATAAACTCAATCATTTCTTTTTTGACCAGCACATCCCAAGCTGTACCATTACCACACATTTGATTGATCAATTGCTTATATGGGATTTTGTATGGGTCGGCTTTCTCTTCTAAAGAGCCAGGCAAAAATCCCATCTCACGACTTTGAACTGCAGAACGAACAATGACTATCTTCTTTGCCTTACGATTGAATAGACATTCTAAAGCGTGCGCTATTGCTACATAACTCTTGCCTGTACCAGCCGATCCATAAGCAACAACATTCATTTCTTCCTGAAGGGCATACATCATTTGACGTTGGCCTTCTGTTAATGGAGAAAACGCTTCTTTTAGTGCTAAATGGTCTTTATTGGCAGGAGCAGAACGAACAGGTTTAACTCCAGTCTTTTTTGACTTTGTGTTTCGTTCTTTGGTTGCGGACATTTGCATATTGATCCTTTATTGTTATGGTTGATTGGATCATAATGAAGGTATGAATCAAATTCTTGCGAAAGTAGAATGGTCCTTTACAGTTGCATTGGGGGATTTTTCTTGAACTCGTTGTAGAGCTTCTCTAACACCAGAATTGGGACGAATGAAACCAAGTCGAACAGGATCCCCTAAACTAGGGGCGACAAAAGTTCCTTGTTTGACTGGGCCTTGACCACATTTTGGGCAAGCGTGACTTTCTGGTTCTTTGCGATCTGCGATTTTATGAATTTCGTCCCAAATTGCGCCGCAAGTTTCACACGAATAATCGTAAGTAGGCACTATGTGTTATCCTTTATAATCTCGTCAATATTTTCCATAACAGTGGTTGGCATATTGAACACTTTCACTATCAAACTAACCATAACATGAGCGATGTCAAAAACAAGATGCACAACCAATATGATTGGGAATGCAATCAGCCAAACAAAATATCTCATACTCTAATAATCTTATATGTGTGCCACTGAGTTTTGAATCCTGTGTCAAATATGCCTTTTATGATTTTTTCTGATCTAGAAGTTACTAAAACTTTCTGTGTTAGCACATCAATTATGGCATATTTGTTTTGCATTTTTACCCCACGTAGTTAGGAAATACCGACTTTACCAATTCGGCAGTTATATTAGGATATGTTTCTTGTAATAATTTATCCTTACAAGCAATGAGGACATCCGCCTCTTTGAAAGAAATTTGTTCCAATATTTGAATCAAAACACGTTCTCGATCCAATGATCTCTTTATTTCTGATGGATTATTGTTGAATGACACACATCCCTTTAATCGTAGGATCTGGCCAGATAAAGGAGTGCACATATCAGGATGAACTGCTTCATTTCGATTATATGGTGGCGCACCTTCGGGAAACACCAAACGAAGACGAGAATCAAAATTCAGAGAAAGCAACATATTCAATGGTGGAATGCTTCCCCATTTTTTGAGCAACTCAACTTGTTCTTCACCCTTGGCATCATTTATCAATTTTAGGAATTCAAAGGAGTGGCGAGCGTTCTTTGGATTCAAATTTTCATCATTCATATATACATCCTTAATATGTTCAAGTTTCAATTCATCTCTTTTGAAGAGATCCAACATTTTCATTAGTATCGACATTCATTCAAAATTGTTCCACTGAATCTAAAAGCATCTTCATTTTGTTCTTGATGAAGAAATTGAACATTTTTGTTTTACTGCCTTTGACTTCATACTGCTTGTATTCTTCAACAATACTATTATATATGGTGTCAGGTATGTAATCAAAATCAACTAAGGTACGATTTCTGATAAAATTTCTCTTTTGTTCCTCATCTTCACAAGCATCGATGCCATGTTTGATAAATTCATTCAAAAATGTCGCACGAATTGGTCGCTGACGAGCGTGTTCTACTAGACATTCATCAGGTGATAATATGTTAGGGACGCCATCACCAGCATCACCACGAACTACGTGATCAATAATGTATTCATTGAGAGACACTTTGGATTTAACCAATTTTTTCTGCATTGGTGACCACTGTTTCACATTCTTATATTTTTGAAGTTGAACGAAATCGCCATCTGCTGAAATGATAACAATAGGTTTGGGTTCACTATCAAATAATCCATCTTGAATGAGATCATTTTCTTGATGATACCGAACTAAGCAAGCAATAACGTCATCCGCCTCACACTTTGGAACTTGAATAACTTTGTATGGGAAGTTATTTCTGAGATCTGCTTTTAGTTCATCAACAGTTTCAAAAATGAAATCCCAATCTAAATCAGACTTCTCACGAGATTCTTTTCTTGCCCCTTTGTAATACGGGAAGTATTCACGACGCCAATACTTCTTATCATCACAAGCAATAACCACTTCACTATCCTTGAACATCTTCTTATAACTAAGAAGCGAATTCAAAAACATATGCTTTATCATCCCTTTACCGTCCGGATTGGATGATTTAGCTTCATTCTTAAGATTCATCATAATTGATGAAAGAACGATCTGTGAGAAGTCTAAGATTAGCATATTATCCTACAAATTTTGTTTTATACAAATCAACAACTGCATCTGCAATTGCCGTTGCTTTTGGTACATCTGACGCAGACAGCACTTGCTTTGACACAATCGCAGCACAAGTCGCACGAATCCAAACATCAGCCAATGCCGAATTAATTTCAGCGATCTTATCTTTTGGTGGACGGCCTGGGCCGCGCTTTACCACTTCAGCATCAGATCTATTAAACATCGCCACCAACTCATCGTCTGTGGTGTTACTACGTTGCACTTCTGGATCAATTGCCATATTAAATTCCTTTCATTCCCATTTCCACATCACCGTGATTGAAATCATCTGGCTTAGTGTAACCAAAATCCTTTACACCAAACGAATCGCCACCGAATGTTTTTAGTGATGCCCAATTCAGAGCATCTGCCAATTTTGCCGCTCGGACATGAACTGTCCAAAATAACTGTTCGAGCGGATCTTTACAATACACATAGTAATATTTCATCACTCCTCCTGTGTAAATGCTTCCTTAGTTTTCTTCGTTCCCTTGTTGCGGA